CTTGTTCTCGTTCTTATCTTTCAGCATGTTTAACGCTTTTTGCTGTTGACTTGAAATACATACAACAATCGTTTTACCGTTTGCGTAAGGCTTCAACTGCCAGTAAGCAGACTCGATAACATCGGAAATGTTCGGAGCTACAACGGTGGTGGTAATGTTGAGCGGATTGTTGGCGGTTGCCAAAACGGCTGCAACTTGCAAGGCAATTTTGTCCTGAAGATCACCTTCAAGGTCATCTTTGTAAACTTGCTCAACTCCATTCAATGCACGAAGCAATTGAACAGGAACGGTGTTTTGTTCGGCCAAAGTTGAAAGACCTAATGTTGGAACGGAGGTGGTGTTTACTTTTACGGGCTTGTCTGCTCCGATTGCAACAATCGCGGCACCATTTGCACCCCTCACGCCTTCAGTCCAGACAATCATATTTGATCCTTCTGGTAAGGTTTTTTCAGCAAGTCCACGAAGCCAACCTGTTTGACGCAAAACATAACTCATTGAGAATTCCTCTTCAATGGCTTTCTGGAAGTTTGCGTTGTTCACGTTGTAAACCTTCAACCTGCCATTGTTTTTGATCAATGCGTCGAAGTTGTGGTTTTTTACTTTGGCTTTGCCGCGTCCCAATTCTTTTTGAGTAGCGTCAAAAGCTTTCATTGCTGCATTGACTGCAACAAATTTGGCTTCAGTTAGTTTGTCAATAACGGCGGTTTTGGTTGCCGTGTTTACAACTTTACCAGCCAAATCAGTCATACGTTGCAAAAGTGAATTAGTTACTTCTACATTGTCTGTTGGTGGCGCACCTTCGCCGCCTCCATCAAGTCCATTGATTGCCTCTTTCAAAGAATCAATTTCTGATTGCATTTCGGGAGGTACTTCCCCCCCGTCAGGCGTTAAGGCAGTTAGCAATAACGCCAGAAAATTCAAAAGAATTTCTTTCATTTTAACGAATTTTTAAAGTTAATATACCTATTGAATGCGCTATTTGTTAACGCCTTTTTTCTCTCTATGTAATTTTTGTAAATGTTTGTCATTTTGGTTTTACCTTTATTCTCAATTGCTTTCCCATCAACTGCAAAAAAACCAAGTTCGCTAATTGCTTCATCAGAAGTTAACCACCATTCATTTGTAATCAATGCGGTTAGTTCGTCGCTTGTTTTTCCGGTTCTTATTGATAGGTTTTTAATAATAGTTTCGTTTTCCATTTTATCCATCAAGGCGGCTGTTTTTCTCATGTCGTTTGAATTGCCGAACATAAAAGTAGATGGTTTATGATACATAACCATAGCCCCGTTATGAATGAAAACTTTATCTTTTGGGTCAAAAAGCATTGTCGCAGCACTGGCACAAATTCCAAGAATATTGAAAACCCGATTTGATGGGCAATTGGAAATTAAACTGGCTATTGCGACCGCCTCGAAAACCTCCCCACCATAAGAATTGATATTTATTTCAATTTCATCGGTGGCGGTTAAGCCTGACAATTCATCATTGATCATCTTTGCTGAAATGCAGTCATCCCAATAAGTGTCGGAACTAATGTCCCCAAATATGTTAATTGTTTTTTTCATTAGATTATTCCCTTTCCTGCTTCCGCTATTGTTTTGTAGGTAATATCGAAACCTAATTCACTTTTTGCAAAGTTGCAAAAATATTCCAGATATTTTGAACTGTTTTCATAAAGGATTTTATTTGCCTCTTCGTAATTAGCATAGGTTAATTCAGTGCCGGATACCAACATTCGAGGAACGCCCAATTTTGAACAGACAAACTCTTCACATAATTGTTTTGTTTGCAAAATCCCCAACTTTGAAAAGTCATACATGATAGTGTTGACGTTTACATCATTATTGACTAGCATTATATTATTCTGATAATCATTTGAAATTCCGTGACTTTCCGAAATTGTTTTTTCAAGTGCTAATTTTTCAGCATCAGTTAATCGCAATGCTGTATTAACTCCGCTCGGTGTTTTCGGAGAAAGTAAAGTGACAAACCCGCTTTTCGACATTCCATTTTTTTGACAACTCAAAGCGATATTGTATAACCGTTGGTATGGTTCACACTTTTGATAAATCGTTTGAGCTTCACAAAAAAAGTTTGGTTCATCAAATTCAAATACTTCAGCTTCTGGAAATCCTTTAATTGTGATTTTAAAACCGCTCTTGGTGTAGTTGTTTGGCGAAATATAATACAGCTTATCTTCACTTTTTGCGAAAACCGCAAAACCTTTTGAAAGGTAATCATTAAAAATAGCTGTTGAATATTTTGAAAGCACGTTGAAAAACTGAAGGTAATCTAATCGACCTGTTAGGGCCGGATCTGTCGCTGTCCAGTTGGTGCCATTTAGTAAATCAGTACGATAGTCTTTTACTTGAGAAAATAAATTGAATTCGTCGATCCCAAAACCCAAACCCCATCGAGAACTAACAAAAGTATTTGATTGACCAAGCTGTCTCTGATTTAGATTTCTTTTACCGGGTGTCAAATTAAATATCTTCATGCCGTCAAATTTAGAAACTATTTTAACAATATCAAAATAAAACTTTCAGTTGACCATAAACCAGAATGTATGCAAGGATCGCATTATTCAAACAGTCTATGTTATCATCATAAAATTCATCTTCGTCGTAGTCATCATCGTCAGGAGACATGAATGTATAAATCTGATCAACGAATTCCCGATTTTGCGGAGTATCGACAATCAAAAGTTTTCCGGTTATCACGTCAAAATTTGCCATGATCCTTTCAAACTTATCATTCCTTGAATACCATCCATCAACCGGAATACTAGAATCAACACAATCATTATAAAATTTTAATCCAATTCTTCCGTTCGTTTCAATATAGGTTCTTTCGACTGGATAGTCTTTCTGCAATTGTTTTATCTTCTCAGCAATCAAAACCTTTTCAATTAGGTTGCATGAAAACGAATCAATCAAATAGCAATTACCATCACTGCCAATTGCTGTCAATGTCAAAGCGAAATAATCCCCGCCCTTTGCGTTTGATGGATCTGCAAAAATCATGTAGTTATGTAGACCATCCCCGGCTTTAGTGCAAAAATGGATATTATCAGTTCTGAATATTTTACCCGTTAACTTTGCATAATTGCCCTCGCACATCACCTGCCAACGCCAATAGTTGTAACTTCCTTTTTCTGATTTCTTCCCTAAGTTAGTCCACTCATTGAAAAGCCTGATTTGGTTTGTACTCAAAAACCGTTCGCAATCTCTCCATGTTGTTTTCAAAAAGTTGGTATCGGTTATGAAATCATCAGCCCAAAATTTATGCCAGGGGTTATAATCGAAAAACATTTGTCCAGTGTTATTGATCATTAGTTTTTCGATCGGGTCCCGCTTCCATCCATGACATTCGTTTACATATCGAATATCACAAGCCCCCAAGGAGTTTGCAATGTCATTCGCCTTTATATTATCCTGAATATTGATGAATGCAAGTTGATTATCTTTATGCGAATATGTTTTTTGGCTTGCATTGAATTTATAATTTGGAAGTACTGGTCTAAATAGTTTTTGATAGTCTGCAATTAGCCCGAAATTTTGTTGCTTTGGACTTTCTGAAAAGCATTGAATTTTGATACCATTCCGACTAACAAAATTATCATTGCACTCAATCAATAGGTGTGCAGTTTTAGCAGATCGCTTCGATCCCTGAATAAATATAAGTGGTTCGTTTTTAGTACGATTAAAAAAATCCTGATATATCCCTATTTGGTCGATAATCATACCCGGCGAATTACGATTTCATTATCTAGGTTGTTATTATGTTTGAGTAATAATTTTTGATAGAGGTCTTTTTGAACGAATGAACCTTTTTTAATCCCGTCCTTTTCGATTTCATCAATCATATATTGATCCCGGTTGAACTCTGCTCTGTCTAAGGCATCTTTCAATTTTGCATTTGCTGTCGATTCGTCCCGAAGTTCATCGGAAGTCATACCGTACTCTTTTGCAATTTGATGAAAAGATTTCCCTTCAGCACCAAATTGAATAATTGCCTTTAATATGTCGCTCGTAAACTTCATTGATGCAAATGTAAGGAAAATTTCAATATCCTTTCAAAATACCCAAAATCGACACATTTCTAGGAAAAACCATTTTTGACCTCAATTTTTCCTAAACACTTTTCAGTAAAACTGCTTCAATTTTCCTAAACCACTTCAAAATTATTACGCCATTTCTTAAAATTACTACCACGTTTTTGAAAATTACTACAACAGTATTACCCTATATTATTAATAGTTAGTTAGTTAGTTAGTATATAGTATATATATAGGGGTATACGCATTATACGCGCATCATGTTCAATTAATTAATATGGGATTTTTTTTTCCTTTTTTCCTAGATTCACCCTTTTTCACCTTTAACTGTTTGGTTATCAACTTACTTTAAAAATAAAGTATGCAGGAATTTTCAAAAACATGGTAGGAATTCGTTAGGAATTTTTCCTAAATTTCCTAGATTTTTCCTTATTCTGTAAGTTCATAGTATAAAAACATGTTTTAAAACATAGTTATAAAACAGGAAGTTCACTAATTAGATAATTTTACGTATTATATGATTAGAAGTTATATGGTTAATATGGGCAATATTCATCATTGTTTTTGGCTTCGTCGAAATATCTGAAGTGCGCACCATTTTGATCACGAAAGGCAAAATCTAAATACTTACGTACATTTTGACCATTTGGCAAGACCTGAATATTTCCCTCTATATATCCAAGCTCTTCTTTAATCCTGTCGCAATGAAGCCCATTAACTCGAATGCCTTTTCCTTTGATGTATTCGGTTGTGTGGCAAAATTCTTTAAAATACTCGATTGAGATAGAAAATTCTTTACCCCTGCGTTTTGCCGAATCTTTTATGTTTTGATAAGCTGCGACAATTGGATTATTTTTTCTATTTCGCCTTTGAGCGCAACGATAACAATAATTACCCTTGTTGGCTTTTTCCCCGCAAATCTTACATTTTGTCATAAGTCAAAATATTTTTGAAGCGATTAAGTAAATGATGAGAACGGCAAACAGGATTACGGAAAAGCATCCCATTTTTTCGGAATCTTTGATTTGTTTGTCGGTTTTGCCTTGAAAATCGACAATGGTTTGATTGCGGTAATTTCGTTTCATAAATCCATTTTTAATCATTAGTAGTATCGTCAAATATTAAATAAAAAGCGAATATAACCATTGACACAAAAGCAATTGATCCGCACCATATCAATAATGCAGACAATATTCCGTTGTTGCACGTCATTATAAATAATACAGACATTAGTAATGTCAATAATATTATCCCAATAATTTTTTTTAGTTTTTTCATAATTTCGTTATTTCTTTGTAAAGTTCTCTAAATTCTGGATCGGTTTGATAATAGTCATTGAATTTTCGACAGGCGTGCAAAACATCTGGATGCCTTCTATTTATCGCCTTGCCAATTTCATGAAATGGAAATTCTAAATCTCTGGCCATTTTACAAAAAATAAATCGA